ATCATCGTTAGCAATAATTATATCCCACACATCAGTACCAGCTAGGATACCATCAGGTCTGTATGTCTTAGCAGACCACACTGCATCAATCAGTTCAGCAGTCCTACCATCCTGTAACATCTCGCTAGCATCCTTGAGGGGTAGCTTGGCGATCTTACATTTGTCAGGTGGTAGTATCTTAGCACACTCTAGTGCAGCAGCCTGACCCACTGCATCATTGTCAAACATTAGGACAATGCTATCGTATCCACATAGCCATTCAATCTGTTTGGCTATTGCTTTCTTTGCTCCGGCTGCACCTGAGGGTAGGGATACCACACTATACTTGTTGTCAAAAACTTGACTAACACTTAGCGCATCTATCTCACCCTCAACAATGGTAATCATCTTACCACTGTCACGGCATAGGTGTTGACCATACAGGCCAGCATCCTTGAGGCTACCTATAACACTGAAGTCTTTGTTAGCAAAGCGTAGCTTCTGTGCTACCACCTCGCCTTCCTTGTTGTAGTAGCTGGCTACCTGTACCTTCTTACCATGGTACTCAGCCACTCCATAACCCCAATGCCTAGCAGTCTTCTCGTTGATCCTACGCTTGGGTAGGTCAGTAACTTCTGGTGTTAAGAAGTCATTGCCATAGTCAAACATCTTAACGACTGTCTGCATCTCTTCTCCTTCTGGTGGGGTGTAAGTGTTGCAAGAGAAACAGTAGTGATGACCGTCAGTATAGAAAGCATTGGCATCACTACTGCCACATTTCAAACAGGCTTCATGCCCAATGAGTTCGCTACTCTCTTCCACCTAACCCATTCCTCAAGGTTTGTGCAGTGTTCTCTAGTCCGTTAGCTATCTCTAAGATTAGATCATCATCATACTTGATGTCATCGGATAGCATAGCGTGTGCCATGCCTTGATAACTAACAGACTCTGCTAGTTCATGTTGATCTACATATACTGATACACTCAAACCATATGCACCAAACTCAGCGTTCATATCTACTTCGGATATCCATTCTTCTTTGATGTCAATGACACTCATAACCACTCCTTAGGTATAGTTCCTTCTGCCCAGACAAAACCTTGTCGGTCTGCCCACTCTCCGCATGTCATCTTAGACCCATCCTTTCTTTTCTTAGCACCCTGTATTGTAGCACTGGCGTTCTGAAAGACAAAGCGTACATCCAACTCTGGATACTGTGCCTTCACTGCCTTCATCTTACGCTGGCTATCCTGTCTAAGATAACCCTTGAGTTCTACAATCATACTACCGATAGCTAAGTCAGGGATGTAGTGACGCTCCACATGGTAGGCCAGTTTCTCTGGCTCGTATACATATGGAACGCCACGTTCATTTAAGTCTGAGATGACACGTGCCTCAAAAGTCCCCTTGGTCATCGTCATCTACCACCACATCATCTTCAAAGCTGTCAGCCATGTCATCCTTAGCTACTGCTGAGGCTACATAGCCATCCTCTTCGTCAAACATAGAGGCAGCAGGGTTGCCATACTCTACCAAGTCAATGACCTGTACACCCTTGAGCCGTAGCGATACACCAACCTGCTTGGTTGACTGCATCACATAAGGGAATGGTTCAACTGCTACCTTGATGACTGACCCATTGCCTACTGCTACTGAGCTAGGCATCAGGTTCTTCTTGGCATCATAGACAAAGACCTTCTGTTCCTTGACCACACCTGCCTTAGTCTTGATCCGTGCCTTCAGCTTAGTCTTGAAGATCACGTTACCTGTTGGATCACCGGCATCATCAAGCTGTGGCTCTGCAACTGGACGCTTGGACAGGGTAGCCTTGAGTGCTGGCTTCTCCTTGACAGCCTTGGCGAACTCAACCTCAATGAGTTTCTCTAGCTGTTCACAAACTTCTGCTGCTTCTGCCTCAGGTACAATAACCTGTGCTGAGTATTCACCTTCTGGTACAAAGCGAGTGTCTGGTTCAAAGACCTTAGCCCACATTGCTGTTCCTTTAATAATCATATCGTACTCCTTACGATGGTTAGTTAGGCTAGAGGTACACTTTAGAACTATGCGAAAAAGTACTGTGAGTTCAGTATCTTATTCAGGTCTAGCGTACCCTTCGCTGGTGGTTGCGGTACATCTTCAGTACCTAGTACAACAGTAGCATGTTGTCTTAACTCTGTCAACACATCATGTTCTGTATACATCTTTACAAACTCTTCGCGTAGTATCTGAGACAGGCGTGGCATGTCAGTACTGTGTGTGCCGTAGCTGTCATGCACCATGGCAAAGTCATTGATGCCTTCCCTCTTACTACTGTTGATAGTCTTAGTCATAGCTGCTGCATCCATAGAGTGAATGAAGTTAGGGCTAGCCCCTGATGCAGTACGCTTCTTACTCACTGTGTTCTCAACGTCACTGTTGAATACTAACTGCAACAGGTTGCCATTGATGTGTGTCTTGATACGCTTCTTGTCTACGTCATGGTAGTTCTGCATGACCAGCCAGTTAGTAGGTGTGACCCACTGCATGTGCTTGTTGTGTTGTGCATAGACAGCACCAACATCCTTAACGTAGTCCATCACCTGTCTTGCTGACTCAATGACACCATTGATAGCATCCCATACATGGATAGACAGCATGACACTAGCCTTGAACATGTCATCACCAAAGATGTTAGGCTCTCCCTTCTCTACCCTATCCTGTATAGCCTCATGGATGTAGCCCTTACATGCGTGTAGTGTGCCTGAGTATGGGACAATCATCACTGGTCTTTTGGTGAGTGTGCGATTGATACCAAACTCCATAATTTTTTTGGCTAAAATGTCACCCTCATTAGCCAGCCTACCAATAGACTGTGATGCTCCCTCTGCTACCTCAGTGTAGATATCTTGAGGCAGGTCAGCAGGTATCAGGTTGGTAGCCTTACCACCCTTAGCATCCTGAAGGATAGCAGACAGGTGTTGCAGTCCATTGCAGCTACCATCAGCAGACGTAGGTAGGTGTGACACATACCCCCAGCCCTGCTTAACTAGGCCAGCAAACTCTATACACCAGCCAAGGAATTGCCATGGCTTGTCAGCATCCAACCACCATGTGTTATCATATGGGTTATCTGCTACACGTTTGACTTCATCTGCATTGTCCCACGCCCAGCCCTCGCGCTGGTCTAGTGTGATCTTGTCGTTACCATACAGGTTAGCACCATGGATACACAACCAACGTGCGTCATGCCAGTTGTTGATAGCCTTGCCTCGCTTGAATGTCAACAGTCCCTTGCTCCAATCAGCAGACTGAGGTGACATGAACGTACTGTTAGCATACTTGCGTGACCTGAAATCATTCTGCCATACATAGTAGAACTCATCATACCTTGCGTATCGTTCTGCTGTCTGTAGTGTACGCTCAATCTGGATGCGCTTGCTTACTGTCTTGTTGTTGTAGGCATAGGTTTCGTTACGCTTCCTTGACCAGTTCTTAAACTCTGCACGTTCAGCATCGTTCATCTCTGCTGGTTCCTTGCTGAATGGGTAGGCTAGTAGTGGTCTGTCTGTCCTAGCTGGTAGACCTGCCCACTCCTGTCCACTATCCCACACCTGTCTAACGATGCTTAACACAGGCTGGTTGATCTGCCATGGTGTGTGTTGCAGTGTGTTAAGACAAGCAAACTCTTGAGATAAGTCCTGCTTTCGCAGCTTGTTCATGTGGTGTATCATCTTATCCCCTTCTTACGATTGGTAGTTTATCCAAGAACTCTCCATAGTATCCACCACCCTCAACATCTGTCCAGTCCTTAGGTACTATGATACATGGTGACCAACGTGGACGAGTGGTGGACATGTGGTCATTGAAGGCAGCTACCCATTCCTCAGTGATAGGTGTAGCCCTCAGGAACGTAGTCGTTTTGTTCCTACTTGTATGCTGCTTCTCTAACCTAACGATGCCTGTGTTCTGGATGATGCAGTCAACGAGCCTCAGGCCTACATGGATACGCTCTTCCTTACTCCAAGCTAGGTCACCATAGCCATCCTTGTTCATCTTGTGTGTGAGGCCGTAGCGTCTAGCAACAGCACCCTTCTCATTAGCCTTCTTGATTGTGTTACGAGCAACACTACCCTCTAACTTGATCCACTTCTCTAGCCTGTCCTGCATCTCTACGTTAGCACCGATAGACTTTGCTACATTCATTAGCGTGTTAGCCTTGCTGATACCATCAACCATAGACACTAGTGCTAGGTATGCTACCTTCTGTGCATCCATGCCTGACAGTTTCTTATAGGCTATGTCTCTGTTGCTAGTCGGTGTAGTCTGTAGTCTTTCCACACCCTGCGCTGTACCTGCTACCACTGTAGCAATGATAGTCCTGCCGTGTAGTGTGGTGGACTCACGCCCCTTGTCTATACCCTTATCCTTTTCCTTGTTGAACCTGTCAACACCAGCGTTGAGCATCTCCATCTCTAAGGCTAGCTGATTCTCTAAAGTGTACCCCAAAGGAAGACCCCCTTTCACATCTATTAACTTAACTAACTATGTGTAGTATCGGTATGCCTACTGCTAACCCTAACATAAAGATAAACTGTAACACTACATAGATACCATTGTTACTTATGCTAGTTAGTATACCTGCTGTTAGCATTAGACCAATCATTACCCATATAAAACTACTCATAGATACCGTTGTTCATTGTCATCATAGTCAGGCCTACTGTCTACCTCTGGTTCTTCTGTCCACTCAGCCAGACAGCTAAGACAGAACCACTCAATCAATCCATCCACTGCATACAAGGCTTCAGCCTCACAGTTGTTACAGTATGGACATTTCTTAAACCCCATGCTCATACCCCTGCCTCCTCTTTAACTCTTAGTAGTTTACCTGCTGTATACCCATGCTTAAACTTGATGTGATACTCAGCTAAGGTATCCTTATCATACTGGTTGTCGTACTTCACAGCGTGATAGCCGTTGTGATATCCCATGACATAGGCATCATCGTACTTGTT